ATGCCTGCCCCCGTCGTCCTGATCCTTGCGGCCGGGCGTGGAGAGCGCTTTCTCGCCTCCGGGGGAAATACCCATAAGTGTATCGGCTGGCGTCAGTCCCCGGAGGTTGCGCCTTATCGCTGGCCATTTGAAGAAAACGGGAGAACTTTCGACCTTGCGATTGAACCGCAGATTACGACTAATGATCTGCGTCTGATGTTGAGGCTGGCTCTTGCCGGCGGAGGAATAACAATTGCCACTCAGGAAACTTTCAGGCCATATATTGAAAGCGGTAAGCTTGTATCGCTGCTTGATGACTTTCTTCCACAATTTCCGGGCTTCTATCTGTATTTCCCACAGCGTCGCAATATTGCACCAAAGCTCCGCGCCCTGATTGACTACGTCAAAGAATGGCGGCAGCAATTGGTTTAAATAGCTGCACCTGCACTGCCTGATGTCAGAACAGTATTTTGATGAATTGCCAGGGTTACAATGGCACAAATGCGGCACAGGAGGAAACGTGGTGTATTTAAATATGGGGTAACTCTTTGATTTTAATGGTGCCGATAATAGGAGTAAAACACTCGATTAATCTCGTGTTAATGCCATCACCTACGACCATTACTAATTGATTGAATCTTATAGAAAAATCATCATTTTCTATGCGTCACAATCAATTTTCACATTACAAACGCTCCGACACTTTAGCCGGAGATTTTATGAGATACAAGCCTAACCAATACTTAATCTGTGATTCTTACGGTAACTACTATTTAAGGATCACGCTGCCTGTGTATATGCAGCCCTTTTTTGAAGGAAAAAGGACGTTTGTCAGAAGTCTGCACACAAGTAATCTTCGTGTTGCACGTAGAAAGCGTGATCAGATTGCAGATGAATACCATTGCTTACGGGAGAGTGTTGCCCCTGTAAACAGCACAATAGAAAACACGCTGGAACTGTTACGCAGTAAGGCTAAATACGCCAAAACAGCTACCAGAATGCAAGATACAGCGTCTTCGTGTCCGTCATTGCTTAAAATTCTTGAAATCTACCTGACAATTAACAGCACGAAGAAGAAGCCAGCCACTTTAGCTAAGGCAAGAAAAGCGGTAGAGATGTTTCTCTCCTACCGTAAAAAGCCTGATATTGCATTGCAAGATGTAAGCCGCACCACTGTTACAGGCTGGATTGAACACATGCAAAAAACCCTTTCACAACAATCAATTGCAAATTATATCAGCCCAATGGCCCAGCTATGGGAGTTAGCTTCATCACGTTACCACGATGCGCCAGAAAGGGCGCTCTCCCCCTGGCGAGGGCATAGGCTTGATGTGGCACAAAGTAGAGAGAGCTACGAGGCATTTTCTAACAAAGAGTTATTGCAGGTGTTGCAAGTATTTTCCGGTAATTCAGCAGAAAACAAAGAAATGATGGCTTTGTGTCTTATCGGTTTATATACAGGTATGCGGATCAATGAGATAGCAAGTCTCACAATAGACGATGTGAAAGAGATCGAAGGTGTGCTGTGTTTTGAAATCACACAGGGAAAGACGAAAGCTGCGGCACGTCTTGTGCCTGTGCATAGCCTTATCACTCCATTGGTGTTATCTCTTCGTGAAAAGCCTCACAATGGCTTTTTGTTCTATCACGCCAGCATTACAGAGCGTGCTGACGGTAAACGCTCTACGTGGCATACACAACGATTTACAAGAGCTAAACGAAAGGCTTTAGGGGAAAAGGGAACAGAAAGGAAAGTGTTTCATTCTCTGAGACACGGAGTAGCACAGCTTCTTGATCGAAATCAAATTCCAGAAGACAGGATCGCCCTTCTCCTGGGCCATACACGCGGCAATACAGAGACATTCCGCACATATAGCAAGAATGCAGCTTCTCCAGTAGAGCTTAAAAACTATATTGAGCTTCTACGCTACCCTGAAATAGAGAAAGGCTTATCAATCAATAAAAAATCAAATTTAAGGCGCAAAACAACGCCATAGGCGCAATAAAGAGGCTTCAACATAGATTGGTGGCCTCTTTTATAATTACATCGTTACAGAGCGTTTCATAGGCGTTTAAGGCTATTGTTTAAATACTGGCGTTACAACGTCTTGCCCTGGGCTTTTTTGATTTTTCTGTTCTGTTGTATTTACCTGCATTTTAACCTGTCCCCCTACAGATTTATTTGGTGCTGTTTTTACCGCAATTGCGCTTGTAGTTGCTTTAGAGACAAGACGGATTTGCTCAAAATCAAGAGTAAACAATAGACTTTCGCTTGCTTCTTCTTCATAAGACATGCCAACTAACACAACGTTGTCATAATTTTTTAACTCAGTGACAAGTAGGAAAGGTTGGCGACTGTCCATCAACTGATTTAGGTATTCAAGCATAAGCATACGTCGATTGCCGTTAATTCCCGCATTCTTAATCATATCGGGATTGAGCTTCAATACGGTTTCAGAGATACGCCCCTGTAATGTGAACTTGTTATTCCGTATTTGAACATGATCACTAACTTCTGATCCTGATTCGACGGCATAGCTTGTAACGTCTGCATTTCGGCTAACTTTCGTCGATTCCACGCTATCAAATGATAATGCCTGGTAGTCATTGTAAGCAGCATTTGCACCACTGCCGAGGTTAGAGGTAATGATCGCAAAGCCGTTACCCCCTTTGGTTGTTCTATCGTTGCTTGTGCTGTTGATTTTCGCCTCAGTCGGGCGACCAATGGTTAACGGACCCATTGCCATAATTTGTAATCCTTATTTAAGGGGGCTAAACAGCCCCACAGTGATGATTAATAGGTTGACCCGCCTGACATAACACCCAGCGTTAATAGCTTGCTAAACTCAGCGGAGGATGCCTTTGATTTGAAGTCGATAAATTCGCTCAATCGTCCGGTGTCTGATTCGATAGTTAGCGGCACTTCTGCATTTACTTGTAATTCTGGATTGAAGTGGATAACAGGCGCAAAGGTGTAAGAAGGAGCCTTGAAAGCTTGTTGTGCTGCACTCTGTTTCAGATTTGCAATGTTTTGTCCTTCGAGACTGTATTGATTTACAGCCTGCGCCCCACCTACCGTTTCTTCTGGCATAAACCAGCTTTTAATAGTGTTAACCAGGGAATTGCTGTTATCTGGCTTAATTGTTCCGGTGCCAGCGCCTTTATATTGATCAGGAGTGAGATTAGAAAGATTCTGCTTCATTCCTTCGTTAGATAGTGGCGGTGCATCACCTAAATTCTTCTGAATAGCTGCCGTCTTCTCGTCGTTTTTCATCAGCCAGTTGATTGCTTTCATTACAGCGTTAACCAATCCGCCGATAGCCTCGCCTAATTTGGTAAACATTGGCAGCATTGCAACCATGCTCTTTTTAAACTCTTCAATCACTTTCGGATCAAGAGATTTCATAAAGCCATCAACAAAGGCGATCCCTTGTGAGTCAGAAAGCCCACTAAGTGCATTATTCAGTTCACGGAATTTAATAACGCTTTCCTGTTGTGCCTGTGTTACCCAGCGCCCTGATTCTCGTTGTTCTCGTGCTGATTGTTCCACTTCTTTAGCGGAGCGTGTCCAGTATTTAGAGGTGAGCATCAAATCATCAGCCAGATCTTCCAGACGACTACCGATTTGTGCATCTGAATAGCCTTTCTTCACCATTCCCTGAACTGCTTTACTAACCAGACCAGCCGGATTATCAGCAAAGTCTTTTAGATCCTTTTTAGTTAAGAATCCTTCATTCATTAAAGTATTGATGCCGCTATCGCCGCCCTTCCATTCTCCTTTACCAGTTTTCTTATCAACTACATATTCAGCCTCATCATAAGATTTAGTAGCCTTCTCCCGTACATCTTTCATCTGATCGAGATACTTACGTTTACCTTGATCCCCCATCATTGAATCAACGCCGTTTTTGTAGGCCCATTGCTCAATATTGTTCATCTGGTTAACGTCTACACCGCCCAGCTTCGCACGGCTATACAATTCTCCCAGCGTTTCAGCACTGGCAAAGCTGTTAGTAACAAATTCAGAGGCTTTGCTCATAGCCATATATGCAGCGCCAGCGCCTAAGCCACCCAGCATAACAGCCGCAGCACCGCCGCCAATACTCCCGCTACCCTTAACAGGTGCATAGGCTTTAGCGTGAGCGTTACGATTGCCATTAATCTTACGTTGTTGCTGTTGTAGGCGTTTCATTTGGCTATTCATACGTGCCAGACTAATAGCGCCTCTTTCATATTGGAGGGCAATTTCTCTAGCCTGTGCAATAGCTTTATATTGTTCCGCTACAGAAAGACGGTGCATTGCACTAATGCTTGATCCAACGTCTAAAAGCTTTAATTCTGCCTTCTCTTTGCGTGCTGCCAGGGCTTTTTGTTCTCTTGCAACTACACGTTGAGCGGCTAATTGTGCTTTAGCATTAGCTTTATCAGCCTGTGCTTGCTTTTTAGCAATATCGTCTACGTCTTTTTTTGCTTTAGCGGTTGATTGTTTATGTGTCTTAACACGCAATTCTATATCTTTCACAGCCGCCATTTGTTTACGAAGTTTTTCTACTTCTGCTTTTGCTTTCTCTAATGATGGTCGATCAACCTGGAAGGTGACAACGTTTGATAAGCGGCTGACGGTAAGGTCTAACATGCTAATTGTTTCCCTGTATTATGATTGTTGTTTATTATTGTTTTTAGAGCAATAGTATTGAATTGCTTCGAAAGTGCTGCACCCAGTCTGAAAGACACGCTGGCGCACATTATTTGCATCAATTTCTAAAAGGCGGCAAAGCGCCGATGTGTTTATAACTGATTCCTCGCTAATAGCTGCCAGTTCTTTTACAGCCTTAAGAATAAAGGATTGTGGGTTTTCTGTATTCATTGGTTTTCTCTCACATATATATTTTTATTTGGGTTTGTAGACAGTAGAAAAACAAAAAGGGCAAAGAGATTCGTTACTGTATTTGCGCCTACAGGTTAGTTAATCCCTTTACCCTTATTGCCCCGATGGGGAATCGTCTATTAACGCTTTATTACGCAGCAGATCCGAAGATGATAGCTTGCGGAATGTTGTTTACTGGCAGATAAGATGTCTCAGTAACCACAGATGGGAATTGGAATTCATCCTTGATTAGATATTGGTGATGCAACACGGCATCTTGACCTAACTCAGCATGACGCACACCAACGCCGCTATGAAGCTGGTAACACTGTGCCGCTTTATCCATTACCGGAACAATTGCGAAACCGTTCTCTCCGATGTGAGCAACAATCTCAGGAAACATTGACACATCAATAACAGTGATCCCACCAATCTGGAAAGAGTCATAGGCTGGGTTAGAATCAACCATACGGGTAAACAGGGCCGTAGCACTCGCATCGCCTGCATATTTCACCATGTCACTGATCAGCGGGTTAGATGACAAACCATCAGCAGCAGTGCCAGCAGCAAAGATAATTACACCAGTTCGCTTTGCAGCAAGACCAGACCCCAGCTTTTCACTCTGTAAGCGCACCGCTTTACGAATAGCAAGGAACGGGTTAACAGTAGTCGATGCAAAGTCGATAGCGGGTACCGTGGTTTTAGCCTGACCGTCGAGGAAGTCGAGATCACCTTGTCCGGCATATTCAGATTCAACTTTCAGGCCCAGCAGCGCGGTAATCAGATCCACTTCAACACGGTTTGCGTGTGAACGGTAATGAGCCTCAGAGAAATCATTAACCGCTACCAGCATAGCATCAGAACGGTTTGGATATTGGCGGCTGTATTGTTCCAGGTCACGAGAAGTAACAGCGTTAATACTGCCGACGTGTTTCATCTGGAAAAGTTTGTTTGACCATTCCTGACGTTTAGAGGCGTTCCAGTCGCTTTGAGCGTAAGGCGAGGTTTCCCCAGCTACCTGCACAAACTGATCAATCAGGTCGGTAAGAAGAATGCTGTTTTCTGTATGATATTGCACATCGAACAGATCGAGATTAGTAATCAGGGTATTAAGTGCATTCTCATAAGCAAATGGAGTTACTACCGCAGTATTAACGCCAAAATATGTTGATAAATCATTCATTATTATTTTCCTTGTTAAGTCGTAGGGATCGCAAGTTCTTCATAACCAGCAATTACAAAGCCGAGAGATTGCAGTTTTGCAATAACACTTGCCTTTTCCATGCTGTTAAATTCAATCCCATCTTCAGCCAGAATAACGAAAGTAGGATGTGCAACCACTACGCTTTCCTGTCCTTCATAAGCCGGTTCAACTACTACGTGAGCAATATCAGATGCGGTTGTTGCTTTGGTGCCATCGGCTTTCAGCAAAGCCCCGACAATAAGATCGTCAGTGAGAGGTGAAGCCAGTTTGACGAGGCGATCTTGCAGCACTGGATCAGCAGCGTAAGCTACTACCTTACAGCGTGAACGGGAGTTATCCGCATTCACTGCTTTTAATTTTCCATATGGGTTAGCCATAAGATTATTTTCCTTTCAGTTGTTTAATTTTAGATTTAAGGGCATCAGCAAGACTAACCGCATCAGCCGATTTAAATAATTGAGCAGTGGTAGAACGAAGACTTTCGGGAGTAACTCCCAACAGTGCGGCAACCTTAATGAGGTTTTCATCACTAACAATCATCGTTTCCCCGTCTTTGCTGATAATCATTTCTTGTTTCATAAATAACGTTCCTGTTAGTGCCAGACAAATAAAAAGCCCCAATGCCGTAAGAGGTTAATTCTGACCAGCAAAGGGGCTTTAACGTGCGGGCAATTACATAATTGATAAGTTAAACTATAAGAGGATTAAACATATCAGCAAATACACTTTTTAAATATACTTGATGATATGCTTAAAGGGTGAATAGATACTCCTGAAAACATGCTCTTAGGAAAACATGCGGAATCAATCAGGAATATCTATTCGGGGCGCGGTGGCCAACCGCTATCTTTCATGGTGTGGATGCACCAGTCAGATTTTAAGGAATCACTATTCCAATCTACTCACAGATTAAATTTTTAATAATGATTAACTACACCAACAGTAATCTACCGTTTCAGAAAATCGTTTTTACAACCAAAGATTATAGATCCGCATTCTATAAAACTAGTTTTGCTATCAATATTTCCAAAGTTTATTGCACCATTCTTAACTAAACTCTCTCTACTTGCGGCTAACGCTATGCAGATGATAGTTTTTTGACAACAACTTAATAGATTATTCTGTTACTAACTTCCGTCATTAAATAAGAGTTTAATGATGTTAGTAAATAGTTATAAAATATAACTATCAGTGTAAGGCTCTTTAATGTTTTCGGACAAAATAAGGAGCTTTAGGATAAGCATAGATGAAAAATAATAGCGGGAAGGGCAAGGAGATAACACCTACCCGCTTTTATCAAAATTAAGCACAATGCCTAACAACATTCATCAACACAACGTAGAAACAATCAACAATCAAAGAGGGAGTTATGATTATTCTAAAACTTCTTGAGAGATGGAAGGTAATATTTGTTAGAGGTTAATGCCACTCAACCTTTGAGGCTATCACCTTCCATATGCAGGGATTTATGACAGTAGAAGGATTAACACCAGTCAAAACCTTTTTATCTACCCCTAATTTCATTATATAATGAAATTGTTATAAATGCAAATGATTTTCATTATCACTTAGAAGAAATAGCACTTTTTGCTAAATCATTTACTAATTGCTGAATCTCTTCACTTGCAGCCTTTAACGTGCTTGCGGTGTCTGTGATGATTTGAGTGCACAGCCTGGCATTGTCCTCTGATAGCTCTAAACCGCTCCCCAGAGAGATAAAATCGTCAAGGCTTACATTCACCTTCATTAAGCTAATAACGCATTGAGAGAGCGTGTAATCGCATAAATCTGAATAGGCTTGATTTATTCTTGTTTGTAGTGAGATAGTCAGATCTAAAAGTTGTTCCATTGCATTGCTAATATCTTCTTCCATTATGCGGCTTCTCCTTGTAATGCATCATTAATCATATTCAATACGATGTTAAAAGGTGTCTTGAGCGTCAGCACTTCATCACGATAACGCTCTAATGCTTCGTAGTCTTCTGTTTCTTTTGCCAGCCGAATTAACTCAGCATAGTTTTTTGCATCAGACAGGATCATCTGAAATAATTGTGTTTCCTGTATATGGTCGATCATTGTTGTTCCTTTTATTTTTAGTTTGAACGTTTGTTAGATGCGAGAGTGTCGATCAGGTGCTGCATCAGATCTGTTTCTGTAACGCCGCCTACCTGATTGTTGAAACTATTAAAACCGATATAGTGCCTGTAGCTGGTAAAATTTAACAGCTGCCATTTCTTTAATGTGCCAGGTTCTATAATCGTTGTCTTTCTTGTTCTGGGTTTGAAATACACACCATCACCCATTGATTGAATAATTTCTAATTCTTCGTTTGTAAGTGGTGGGCTGTTAGATTCTAAAATGAAGATTATCTCTTCCCCTGGAATTTCGTTATTGGTATGTGTCGGTGGACGTTGTCTTGTTGAATTGAAGTTACTGTTTTTTTCAATACGTTTTAAGTTATTACGTTTCTTTTTTCCCATTTTCCCTCTTTTTATGTGGATTATAAAAACTTAATGCCATAGTTACGATGAATATCGCCATAAATGCATTTGCCATATGTATTGCCCGATCTGTTGTTATTGATTGTTTGTGATAAACAATTCAAAATCTTTGTTTAATTTCAAAAGACGAAATGTAGTGTGGTTAATCCCTTCATAATCCAGCACACCGAACGATGTAAAATGGTTTAACCAATGATTCACGTGTTGTGCGCTGTAGCCGCCTAAACTACAAAAGCTAACCACTGTCGGCGGTGAGAACTCTATTTCCAAAATAGCTTTTAAAATGTGGTATCCGCTCTCAGTTATTTCAATAGTTTTGTTTCCTATAGTGATGTTATAAGCCATTTATTCTCCTTAAAAGGGTAGTGAATCATATATTGTGCTCTCACTTTTGAGATCAATTATCAAAGAGTCAAAATCATTTTCACAAAGATAGATATTCTTTGAATCTAATGCTCGTTTTACAAAATCTTCTGTTTCTTCGTGCGGTGGTTTCTTCTTATCAAGGGAAAGAAGCCAAGTAAAAATTTCGGGCCGCTCAGGGAACTCTGATTCCTGTATTTCTTCTTCAACGATGATTTCTGAAACATTCAATATTTCATTAGATTCGTTTTCTTTCTCAGAAGGATCAGGTAGTGATGACTCTCTAGGGGGGGTAATATGTGCATCTGTGAGAGGTAGCGCACGTAATTTTAATGGACGTTTTGGGATTCGTTCTCCGACCTCTTCTAAAAGACCGATTTTAATCATAAGACCAATCAATTCATTAACTGTCTTACGGCTACAGCCACAAACTTTACTTAACTTCGTTTGTGTTTCAAAACATATCCCCCCTGATTTCTCCCAATCTGAAACATAGCAATATAATTTTTGCATTTCTGCACTAAACTTCGCTTTTCCATCCTCAATATTTGAGGAGTAGATGAATTCAATCTCACAAAAGTAGTGTGGTATATTCAAAGTTCGGTCTTTAATTTCTCCTGTTTGTTGATCAACATACTGGTATTTTTCACGAATCAATTTAATTTTAGACATTAGAATTATCTCCTTATAAATCACGCTTAATGCGCTACTAAAGTGAATGAGGATCACTTACCCTTTTTTTGTTTGATGTTCTCTGCTGCTTCAGTAATGATTTCTAACATCAAATCACTGACCATAATTTGCCTTTTCTTGGCTTCAGCAAATAAAATCTTGAAAATTTCAGGGTCAACGTGTAGGTAAGTGCGTGGAATTGGTTTCTTGGTTTCGCTCATAGTTTTCTCCTTCTCCTGTTATTATTCTTTCTCTGCTCCTGCCTTACGCAGTTCATCAATAATTTTCAGTGCATCGTCAAAACATTTTTCACGCTCTGGATAACCACAGCGTCGCGCTGTGTTCCTATTCATTCTTACCCTAAAGCGGTTGATCTCACCACGTTTCCAGGCTTCAACTACATCTTGAGAAGTGAAATACTTCACTAATTAACCTCCTATTCTATTTGGTTAAAAGAAAAAGACACCTTGCAAGCCTCTTGGGCTTCAAAGTGCGGTGCATTGGTTTAATTATTTAGAGGATAGGAATGTTTTCCTGTCCCTAATATTACTTTACCATAACTAAAAGCTTTTGTCAACCCCTGGCCATAAAAATATTGATCATTTTCAGTGTGTTATAATTTTTCTTAGCAATTCGTGCTCTTACGAGTGCTCCTATTCTTCCTTATTCTCTAAAACGCTCTAAAACGCGTTCTAACGAGGTATTTGATAAAAACAATACATTCCCTTATGTAGAGGTTGTTTAGCTCGCCAGAGGCTTGATTTAAGCGGTAGAATCTTATTTAACCTTCAACTACTAAAACCATTCTTTCTTTTTTGTTTGTTGTTGGTTGTTGTCTGTGTCTATGTGCTAACATCGCTAACGCGTAGCACACAAGGTTATTGCACTCGTCAGAGTATTGCACAATAGATTTTCTCTTAAATAGATTGATGATCGTTAGATTGGCGTAAGCCTCATCAATGGAACTATTGAAGCGCACAGCGCATAGACTATTTAGCCTTACGCAAGCCGTAGGCTATTTGCACATAGTAGATTACATATTCGTTGTGAGCGGCATTAGCGAACATAGATCTACTAACTAACATCAACAAACAAAAAACTATGTGTTATGAGAAGTATCAGTCTAACGACTAACACTCTAACTTGTGCAAGGTTCTGGCGAATGCCAATAGATTAAGGGATAGTCGTTAGACTCCCTAACGGGTATCCCTATAATTATTCTTATAAAGATAAAAAAGAATTATATTATATAGTTTAATAGTTAGTTTTATTATTAGTATTATAGATGTTAGTCTTATTGTGTAACCTTTCGTTACAACCAATCATCTGCCGATGTAACGAATCGTTACTACCGATGTGTAATATCGTTACATTCAATAATTAGTCTATGTAACGAATCGTTACTACCAAATTTCTTACAGAGAGTATTTCAGATAGCTGAATGTAACCCATCGTTACATCCATTTATCACATAACATCTGTGCAATGATCTTCTAAAAGTGTTTCTTGCTACCAAAATTAAACATCTAAAACAGGCTTAAATTCAATGTAATTGATGATTAATCCCTGTGTAATTCCTACGTAAAAATCCAATGAAAAGTAGCTTAAAAAGTGCAATGTTAGCTTTCTTCACTTTTGCGTCATCATCAGCAAAGCCTTATGTTATGCGGCATATAGCGCATCACTGCAAAATTGTTGCTCAATAAACGTTCTATCATTTGTCGAACAAGTTCTTTCACGTGTTGAAAATTTATGTTTAAATTTGCTTTCAATCTTTAATGTGCAATCACTATCAACATAAAAATAAAAACCTTCTATTATATTTCATAGCATACAAAAGTCAATAGAAGCCCTCTCGTGCTCCTACGTAAAAAAATCCACCACTTTTCCCCTTATACATCAACTCAAGGCGTTCTATGTGTTCCTTAGTGCATATTACGTTTATTATGTTAAATGGACTTTGGCCTATATTTTGACCTGCACCCGCATAAACACTGGTTTCATCGCTTACAGCCCTTGTGAGACGTGGTGCTGTTTCTAGCATCTGATCCGACATAAAACCGATCATTCTCGTGTTTAGTGAAAGTTTAGTGAGAGACATTACAGAAAGGCTTTCTGTGTAATGATTTAATAGGTAAAAACGATGTTGATTACGCAAGAAAATTCCTTGCTGATATTTGGGGATTCTGGATTTTCCAGATCGGGGGGCGCTAAAAATCGCGTTAAGCACCTCTCGCAATCTAGCCATAAGGGAAGGGATATAGGTATTTAGATGTATTTATAGCTATTTATGGCTATTTATTTTTTATTTACCTTTATTTAAAAATAACCTTATAAATCAATAAGATACATAATTATCTGTTTATATTTTAATCAATTAAATCAAGTTTAATACCCTTAAATACCCTAAAAATAGCCTTAAATACCCCAATAATTAATTTTAAGGCTTTCCGTGTTCTCTCCTGCATTATGAAAATGCAAAATAAGACATAAAACAAGCTCACAGACGCATTAAACACACATCACCTATACATCCCTATACCGAGCAATGAAAACAGCGTTAGAATGCGCCCTGTTGCGTTCTGGAGATTTTCAGAAATCCTCTCTAAGCCATTTCAACTCACTAAGGAGTTTTCTTTCTTCGTTCTCTCTCTGTTTACGCTCTAGCCAGGCTTTTCCTTCTGGCGTAGACAGGAACTTACGAGCGTGAATCTTGCGGTTATTACGTTTGATAGCTGCAATGTTTTTCATCGTGTGCCTCTGTATTCATATGAAAATTAACAAGTTACATACTACACAGGGAGACTACGCATAAAACACAATACAAGTAAAGATACATTTTCAAGACAATAGGAGCCATAAAGCGCCTTTGATGGTTATACCAAAAAATAAGCGCCGTAGGCGTATCCACTAAAAGGGCTTTTTCACAAAAGCTATGAAGTCTTAGCAGTTCTTCTCTTATCAGGCACCCGTTGTACTCCGGTGGACGAAACCGTGCTAGAGCTTGATTCTTTCCCGATCAAGTTAGGTTTTGAAGAGGTGGGCTTTAATCCACTATTGCACTTAAAACTCTTCCCATCATTTAGCCTGTTTATCCTCTGCAACGTCTCACGACGTGTGGCATCATTGGACACCGCGCCAGGTGTGGAACATCTTGCTAAGAGTTTTGGTAGAAGGTTTAGAGACGGTGGCACGTCTTCCAGCTTCAAAGGAACTTGTTACGAGGTTGAGCCTGGGAACTACTCGCCCATACGTGTTACACTACCAAAGCCCATAACAACGTATAGGCGTTTGTAAGTGATAACAGAAGATACAATTTCTTAGAGAAGTTAAGCTAAGTTATTGATTTTCTTGATGGTGCCGATAATAGGAACAAAACAAACAATAAAAATACATTGATATATAAAGACATTTTCCAGTTACATCTTTGGAGATACCCCCAAAAGTACCCCCAAACAATTTTCTCTCACCACCATTTGCACATAAAGCAGCCATGTACAACTGGTAGTTGAACAGGCGGGTAGACCGTTCGTTCAGTAAATACCTGATATTTCCGCCAACGAGAAATTGCGTTGGCTGGCAGAGTGCAAATTTGCACGATAACCTAACCCATTGATTCTTTCGAAAACCTGCAATGCAGGAAGCCGGATAACACCATTTTTATAGCTCCGATCCCTTCAAAGTGAGGGGTAATTTGCCAAAACAGAGAGAGCATTACTGTCTCTGGCAATCTTTATCGCGATAACGCCTGAAATACCCTCTCGCTTCCTCATCCATACCAAGAGCCGAATGAGTCCGCTTAACTGCCTGTCTTAAATCTCCGAATCTGTCTGTAGTTGCTGGTGGGCGTGCCGCCTTACGGATACATTCAGAGCGTCTGTTTGCTGCATGTTCACGTTCTTTATCGCCATCTGCCAGCATCATGACTTCTGCCCATCGTGCGGCAGCTCTCCGGTATAGCCCTTTTGACTCCAGTTCTTCAGCTTTCCTGTCCCTTATCATTTCTGCCTCTCAGATTATATAGATAAGCAAAAAGGTGTTGGTTCAGTTGGTTCAGTTGGTTCAATTTGTAAAGATCGTTGTTTTTATTGTGTTTTTTCTGAAATATTGAACCAACATCAACTCATTTTGAACCAACACAGCCCAGCTCTGAACCAACAACACAGCGATAGCTTTGTGATTGGTCCGTTATTTTCTGGCTGATATTTGAGCGTATAACAGTGTTATACAGTGGTATACTGTATGGATATTACTCACTGATATGGTCTTTGCAATGAGCAAATCTAATCTGGTCGCGTTCCGCATCCCATCTGAATTGCAGGATGAGTTTAATCGGTCTGTTCTCGCTTCTGGAGGGGATAAAACCTCCTGGCTTGTTGATGCGATTCGCATGAAGCTGGGACAGCCGGAAAAGTCTATTGATTCACGAATGCTTGGGCTGGTGGAGCGCATGGAAAAAGCCGCTGCGTCGCTTATTGCCGGAAAGCCGAACATCCCACCAAAGCCATATAACGAAACGGCAGTTATAAAGATCATTGCCGATACCATCCGACAGGGATTTGATAATGGGCGTGTGATAGCGGAACGGCTCAATGAAGCAGGCTACCAAACAAAAGCTGGTAAAGCGTGGGATAAAGACATTTACAGCGCGTGGAAGCGTCAGGGTAACAATATTAAAAGAATCAATACGCTGCTTCAGTAATTGATCAGTGTATAAATGATATTTATCGCTCAATCGCTCCCTTTCCGCCCTTCAGCTACAGGGTCGTTGTCGGCGATAACAAAACCTAAGTCCTGAGAGAATCTCTCTCGTGGGAATCCTTTAGCAGGTAAACCCATTGAATCATATCCACATCCGGGAACATTTGGTTTAGAGTCAATAAGGTCTGCAATTTGCCGAAGCCATGTTGATCCCGGACCAAGTCGTTTAACTAAGTACCAGATAATACAGATCGCGCTAAAAATCCTCTCGCAACTCTCTGGATGGAGATTAAGTCCGTCAAAGTATTCATTATCCGGTACTGGAACTCGGGGATGCTTTCTATTCCATATTCTGGAATGGTGAGCGCAACGATTCCTTATGAGATTAAGGCACTTCAACCATTTTGCAAATGTCTGCTTATTATCAATGCCAAAACGACGTATAATTTTCCCCTGCATATGACCATTAAGCATCGCATAATATTTAGACATCTGACCAAAATCCCAGGTCTCCACCGCCACCCAAAATGGAATCTCCTTGCCTTGGCTTCGATGCCATTCAATACAGTCATCTCTGCTTTCGTCTAATTTTACTTTTTGCTTATACACCCAATGCTCGAAGGCAGATGAGAATTTTGGATTAATGTATTTTGATGACATGTAGGCAAGTGGATCATTGCGACCAACCTCATGCGCGATGACTGAACGAACATGAATCTCTATTCTTTCGATAGCATCAATCATCAAAAGACGCAGTTTTTTGTCAAAAAGATATAGATCGTACGTCTTCTCGAAACTGGTACCAGCAAGAAATCGGTCTGTTCTGTACGAAAGACCTTTATCTGTTGTCGCAATAATTCTTGATGGGTACCAAAAACCTGACAATCGATAATATCCAACCTGCGACAGCTTACGTATCGCACGATTTCGATCATTGATAATCATGCCACGTTCAAGTAGCAATCCTAGCAATTCGTGATAGTCCTTATGAGGCTTTGCGGCAATCATAGTGGCGAAACAAAAGATAATAAAAGGCCCGACCGTGAAACTCACATGCCTGAAATCGGCGGCGGAGAAACAGAGGATCGGGCTCGGTTGCCTGTAACTCTATCCGAAGTTATCCACATGTCAATGCACAGTTACTTAGGAAACTAACATAGATACTATCATCACTCACGAAAAACCACTATATGTGGTTTTTATTCATATCGTTATCCACTACAGGCTGTGTCAATAACTTTTACCTATTAATTGGGTAATTTCTACATTTTCCTATGCTGGCTAGTTTCTCTACTGAAAAGTTGGCACTCCTTAATCGCTTTTCGGTTAATACTATCGGTCTTCATATTGCCAGCAGCATACGCCATCCGATAATTTCGATGCTACGCGCGCGTACTTGTCGCAAAATATCAGGCAAAGGCCAGATTCAGAACGTCGTGATAACCACCAGCACAACATGAGATGTCATGTAACACGATTTATCACATCAGATACATGTGATTGGTGTACCCGCATAAAACATCGTCATAGCGCGTCCTGTGCGCATATACGCCGATAATCAACACATCACCACCACTCTGTCTCGTGTAGAGAACAGTTTCATGGTATCCCCCGCCATCGTGTGCGTACTGGTCGGACGTAGTTGCAAAATTTTTGCAACTGATACCCCTCGCGCGCGTACTGGTCACGAAATTGGTGTTTTGCTGTGGCAGTGATATCAGAAAAATCTTCCTGTTTCACATAAAGCGGATATGCGCGTACTGTAACGGCCCCATCAACGGGGATCGGATTTGAAATCCCGACCCAAGCTATGTACCAAATGCCATGTCTTGGATATATGATGATTGCCATTCTAAACAACGCTAAAGGGGGTTGGTGTGAGCAGAAAAGATACTAAAGAATTGCTAACTATCTGCATGGTGTACTTTTCAATTTATTTTTGTGCATACATGATAGTCCCAGATGAGTTTGAACATGGCAGTATTATTTATTCCATAACATTCTATTTTTTAGAGCTAACACCAATTTTGGCTATCCTTTTGGCAATACATATTTATTTTTCCTTAAAAAAAGAATCGACTAATTGGGAGAAGGTATGGAGAGACAGAGGATTTCTAACATCACCTAAAGATGATGCATATGAGAGTGATTTTTCTGACTTTATAACAAACTACTACTCCAGCGAACAATTCAAAAATAGACTGTCTGATGTTTGGGAAACAGCAATGTATTCCATAGGGATTATATTATTGATACTTACTGGTATTGCTCAATATGTTTTTAACATTGACTTATCATTAAATCCTGAAAATTTAATATCGCCATTGATTTTTGGTGAGATATTGATCTTCTCATTCGGAATTTTCTTGAGTGTTGTTCTCTGCTCATTATGCAAACTACTGACTAACAGGTATCCAGGTGAAGCAAGGAGAGCAAGAAAGGCAAATCCATATTATCTTTTATTTCCTAATGGAGACAGCAGAGATATCTAAGCCATCCATGGCTACCAGTTATTGAGCTTCTTTTTGTGATGCCTGTGCGACTCTGGTGAGCGATTGTGTGACCGTACTGATCGCTCTGTCATATGCTGTGCTACCTTTTGGCGTATTTGCCAAACGTAACAAGGCATTTCGTATAACAGGGCTTTCGTATGCCTTCGCGGCTCCGCCTACGGCACCAGCAGCAGGAACAACAAACGCAGCCGTTTTTAGCATCCCCGCTAATACTGCTGCGTTTATGATGCCACCACCAACTAACAATCCATAAAGCTGCTGACCATTTAAGTTTTGAACGTTCGCTTTTGCCGCGTGTCTTGTATCGTTGAGGTATTTAATAACGCCGTCCAGTTCCTTTCCATGTACGCCTTTAAAGAAAGTTGCTGATTGCTTCCTGTTCCGGTGTAACGCATTAATAAACTTCTCAACACTGATATTTCCAGACGGATCAGTCGCCTTATCTACAGCATTCTGAACTATGGCTGCTCGTGCGTTTTGCCTACCATTGTCATCCAGAAGCCTGTAAAGCTGAGAACGTTCTGATGGGCTTTGGCTAAAAACGAGTTTTGTTACATCCTCAGGCGTGGCCTTGCCGCTGGCTATTGCCTTTTGAACGCGCGTTCTTCCCATCATGTCATTGAATTTAGACCATGAGCGATCAACCCTTGCCATATTAATGGCTTCGTCTGCTCCAAGATTTTTGGCTACGGCTTTTTTCATATCCGCCGTATATGCCTTGTAGATAATATCGCTGGCTTTCTGGAGCGTATCTTTATCAACAGTGTCAGATGACGCCATAAACCGCTTTCGAAGATCGGTTCTGTTTTCCCTCGCCAGACGCAGGTCATTTGGTCCGCTGGTGATATCGTCTTTAAATTGCTGCAAGACTTTTACCGCGGCTCTATCCTGAGATTTACCCGGGCGGCTTAACACAGCAATCTGATTGTCGATAGCTTTTACCGTGTTTGAGAGATCGACAGGGGTATCCCCCATAGCGTCAATTATGCGGTTATATCGCTTTCCTGCTGCCTCAATGAATTTTTGTTGCCCTTTAGTCGCAGATTCATAAAGCTGTTTATCAGAAATGCCACCCAGACCATCGCTAAATGTTCTGACTAAATTTTCTCGTGCTTGTTGTTGATTCAGCCGATTCTTACCGGTTCCAAAAAAAGGAACTCTTTCGCCTAATGTCTGAGCCTGACTCTGCATAAAGGTTTTATCTTTCAGCATGTCACTGGTCATTAACGGCAGATTTCTTTCCGATGCAAAGTCGACAGCAGCCTTTGCTTCAGGCGACATATCACCACGAACAGCCCTCGAAACCGCACTCGCTGTATTTTCCAGCCCCTTACCAATACCACCAATGCCAGCAGAAATTACCGTTTGTAACGGATCAATATCTTCTCCACCAGCGAGGCTGGTGGCTCCCTGTAGTGCTAAATCTGTAGCTGCTGATTTCCCTATGGCCCCCAGCACCGTTCCGGCCCTGCCCGCTGGTGTAAACGCCAGCGCATTAGCCAGAAACGATGCCACGTCTTGCGGCGATAAACCCGGCTTGTTCAGAGCATAATCACCGGATGGCAGGGAAACGATAGTGTTACCCTTCTCATCCTGCCTTAATTTCGCTCCCATGCTCTGAAGAATCTTTTCCTGAGATGCGTCAGAGCCGAAAAGTTGAGACCATCGAGCTTTTAGAGCATCCATGCTGAGTGAGGTTAACTCTGGGGCAAGGTCGACATTTTGCAGTCTCTCCATCTCTGGAGTCATTCGGCTTTCGCCTGTTATAGCATCGCGCATCGCAGCCCCAAGGCTGGCTCCCTGTTCTGCTGAACGCTCAAGCCCCTCTCTTTGCTGAGTAGCTAACTTTGCATACCCTGACGCAAGAGAATTATCAGATGATGTATGTTGAATATTTTGAGTTGCTGATTGGGCTCGGTCTATTTCATTCGTTGATGGTAGTGGATAGGCAGCATAAAAAGCCTGCTTAGCCTGCTCTACACTTTCTCCGGCTTGCGGGGCAACGACTTCATTGAAGTATTGCTCCTGAGCCTGCGCTTTTTGTTCTGGTGCTAACGCCTGATACTGTGGAGAGGCGATAACATCTTTCCATGCTTTAGCCATTAATCACCCCATAGTGAAGAAAAGTTACTGCTGGCTGCTGGCTGTGATACCTGCTCAGATTGCGGCAATGTCTGCGACGAAGAAGAAGTTCCTCTGTCAACTGCTGAAATAACCCGCAAAGCATCATAAGCTCGACCAGAAGCAGCTTTCAGCGAATTGAACTGGTTTTCCATCTTCCGGCGCTTGGTATCAATGGTTTTTGTGGAGTCGCCAGGCTGAGGGAAATACATTTGATAATATTTTGACATTTCAGCAGGTACGATAGCTGCCCCTGTTTCCTGACGGAGTATTGCCATTATTGCGTCATTAGCATTAACAACGTATTGCTGCTCTGTTGGGCTGAGCGTTAAGTTAGCCAGCGTCCCATTACCCAAAGCATTATTAATGATCGCCACTCGCTGTGGGCTAAGCTGGTCTTTCAGTGTATCTATTGAATCAAGAGCATCCCTAACCCTGTATGCAAATCCAGCAGCTTTTTTAGCCCCTTCTGGCGACTTTTCCATGATCTTTTGGGCTGTTGGCAAAGCTATTGGACGAAACCCATCTCCAGATATTGGCTGGTTTAGTTTTCCCTGCTCTTCACTTCCGTCTGTGTAGTATTTTGTGACAGTGCCATCATCGTTTTCTCTAACACTCATTAATTTTTTGGCGTTTGTATTAATTCCAGCCGCTGCCGCAAATGCCGCCGCCCCCTCTGGATCCTCCTTTAACATTTGAGCGTACTGATTGTAATTCTGCATTGCTGCTGTTGGTGCATATGCTGACGTTAACGCATTTGCTCGGCTAATATCCTGCCCTCTCGCCTGAAGTGCTTCGCCAGCCTGATTGCTGCGGATTGTTTCTGCCAACTTGCCACGCTCAATATCCCGACCTTCCATTTGATCTTTGATATCGAAATACTTCTCATGACCGAGAGAAAACAGTGCCATACTACCAGCAAGCCGCTGGAATCCCTGTGGATCATTAACATGCATTTCGGCAACAGACTCAGGAGAAATTCCCAAGCGACGCATTTCATCTTCGTTATCTGCTATGAATTTTCCAAATGCCCCAGTTCCGAGCGAAGATGCGATTTGAGCACTAGTCGCAAGATGACCAATAGAATTTCTCTGGTCGTCATCAATAAAGCCCATCCCTTTCTGAACGCTTTCAAATTCTTCTGGATACTCAGAAATAAGACTGCGCATTTTGTTTCTGTCTCCAGACTCAAAAGCCCCGGCATATGCTTTCTGAAACTCTGCTTTACGCTGTTGTTGACGTGCCTGCTGATTAATCTCAGCAACGCCTCTTAGCCCCTGTAGCGCCATTAAACCTACGTTTGGCTGCTGCTGATACTGCACAGGCTGAGGAACGGAAGAACGAGGAGCATTATCATTTTGCGGTGCCATGCTAGGCAGCCCGCCAAGTTGCCATGTCGCCATTAGAATCCAAGCCCCCCAACAAGACCAATAAGCCCACCACCAATAGCCCCGGCGACATTACCTATACCCGGAACAACGGAACCAAGTTGCGCACCCGCTAAAGCGCCTGATGCCGCCCCACCAATACCACGCGCAAGACTGGATGGCTGCTGCGCCTGACCTGCACGAATAGCGCCAAGCCCCTGCAAGAGTTGCCCGGTATTATTGGCGTAGTTTTGCCCTGCTGTTGCCTGCCCTGATGCCGCATTCATCCCGACATTTAGCAGGTTTCCATAATTTTGCATTTGCCCACTAAGCCAATTGTTATAAAGCATGGGCGCAATGGAAGATAACTGGTTACTGGTAGCTGTTGAGCCAAGCCCCCCGGTAGCTTCTGCTGAGACAAGGTTCTGATAACGGGCCTGATCTGCCTGTGTTTTATATAAACCAGAACCAAAGAAATCATTCGCGGCTTTATTCTGCCCTTCCAGAGTCATCAGTCCTTGTAGTTGTTGTAAAGCAGGCAATCCGACTTCTGCATACGGCTTGAGATTATTCATCACCGTATTCCACTGCTCGCGCTGCAAATCAATTGCCTGCTGCTGGGCCTTCGCCTGAGCTTTAGAGGCACCACCATCACCGCCTTTTTCGTATACGGCACGATTGAGATGTTTATGAGCTATGTGGGTAATTAACATTCGCTGAATTCCTTATATTGTTGCCGAGTTAACTGATAAAGCGTTACGCCGACGGGTTTACCACATCTGATATAAGCATCATCAAGGTGACCAACACGGGTAGCGCCAAGCAAACGGATAATTGCCCGTCCGTATTTGGTGGTGTCAGGAACCATGGTAATGCTGTTAAGGAATGGTGAGTTTTCGAGAAGCCATTTGCAGAATAATCGATGCCCTTGCAGTGCATATTCACCACGGAATCCGGGGTCGTACACCGCATGGCATTCAACAATGCTATGCCAGAAGTTACGCACTTCATGAACGCCAGCCAGCACCAATCCTTCGTAGATGCCGAGATATACCGCATCAGGCTTGATGTAGTACGTGTGCCCCGGCTCAACAATATTTTCGGTATTGCCTGGCTCGTTAAGAAAGGCCTGTAATCGCACAGGGTTATCAATAAATTTTAGTTCCATGCGATGCCATCCATTTTCACATACAGCCTGCCAGCGCCTTATCTATTAACCCTCGTGCAATTTCATGCAGAGTTGGCGCTACTCCAATTCCTGATTTTTTACGCTGCTCTTCCTGAATTTTCTTTATCGCTTCCATTTGCTTCTCACTTATCAATACCGGCTTTACTGAAATAGCCATAACGCCCCCTTAGAACTGTATAAAACAACAGTTATTATAGTTTCACAAATCGCAATATTCATCATAGTAATTGCAAAATATGAAACAAATAGCACAAAAAAATGCCACCGCTCAGTAGCTGGTGGCATCGTTCTGTGTGTCAGGTTTTGACAGGTTTTTTATGGACTCTAAAAACTATATTTATGGTGTCGCATTACTCTTCACGGCAGGCGCTTTTCAGTTCTGCCCTTGCTTCTGGCTCCATTGGTAATTTGATTCGCGATCAGCTATGCGGATGGTTTGCTGAACAGGCATAACAACTTCTCAGAGGCTGTTTTTTGAACTACGAAAATTTCGTAGTGCTCACTTTCAAAAACGTCACGCCCTTGTACACAGGATTTTACGAAAGTCTCGTAAAACACTCTCTGATGCCAGCCAGGTGTTGTGCGCATCAATTCAGTCACATTGTGTTGGTTCAAAATACCGTGTTGTTGGTTCAGTGTTGGTTCAATAAAAAGAATAAAATCCTTATAAAACAATACACTTTACAAATTGAACCAACTGAACCAACTGAACCAACACCTTTTCTACGCACATGAAGAAGCTCATTCTTCAGATGAGTTATAATCTCCTGGCTGGTAATTGAGTACATAAACGTTTATTTGTCGTCCCTGAATACGTGGTGATTTTCTTTGGTATCCACGACCGCTGTTTGGTGGGGTTAGCATCCCGGCTTTTTTCAACACTTCAGCAAACTGTTTTGCGTTGAAACCACATGCGATCTCCTTTTCAAATGTGGCCGGGAATGTGTAGAAAATCATTGGGCTTTCGTCATGTTCTCCACGCTGACGGTATCCGGCTAAATCTTTGATGGGCAAATCTGCCGGGCTGTATGGAAATGGTGCAAAACGGCTAAGCCCATAGGCATTAAGAAATGCCTCCGTTTGTTCAATAATCTGCTGATGCTCTTTGTTACCTGTGCCGAACTCGCGCAACCATGCGTTATAGCTGTGCTGTATCGCATCACGGCATGTCTGAGCATCCCAGCCTGTTACAACCTCGCCTAACAACAATGCGGCCTCTAGAATGGCAAATCGCGCGGCTACACGGTGAACCTGCTCACCATAATCGGATGGGATCAGGCTTCTCCATCTGCTTTCGCAATCACGAACGGTTTTAATAGCCTGTTGCTGGTGGTGTGCCAGCCATTTAATCCACTCACGCCCGGACGCGCCGTGGTGATGCTGGTAAGCGTCTTTCAGTGCGTCTGCGTGCTGTTTTCCGTTCTGGTAATCGTGAAAGCGTACTGCTTTACTCAACGGAATATTCAGCAGTCGCACCAGTTGCCCGGCTTTGGTTTTTCGCCCGGAAGTAGCGATAAATGTTTCTAAATCCATTTCTCCGGTGCTGATTGCCACTGTACGCCAGCGTTTTAGATCCCGGTTTCCACCATCTTTAGCGCCTTGCAGTTTCCCTACACCGTTAAATAACGCATAGGCAGACTGTGAAACGCTGACAGGATCAGCGCCCTGACCAACTTCATCAAGCGGCATTAGTCCGTCATTGTGGGCGGCGGCCTCATTTGCCAGCCCCAGCGCGGTTCCGTACCACGTCAGCCGCAGTAAATCAGGGTTGCCGTATAAGCTGCTCGCCACGTTTGCCGTGGTGGTCTTACCTGCGCTCGACTGCTCATAGAAATGAATGCCGAACCCGTCAGCGCCCACCAGCCCAATCAATGGCGCTGCCAGTGCTGCGCCGATCCCGGTCATCATTGAATAGTTACCAAAGGCCAGACGCGCCACGTTATCACGCCAGCTTTTCGCGCTCCCTGAGACGGTATATCCGGCTGCGGCTGAGCTTCTCCCGCTGAACAGCACAGGATTTTCAGGTGTTCCGATGATTTCCCCATCAGGCATGATGTACGCTCCGCATTGCCAGCCAGTGGCATGAGCAACACGCCACAATTCACGAGAGCCACTGCGTTGTAGCCAGTCTGCCAGTATTGCTCTGAGGCTGCTTTTGGTCGTGACATTTACCCCACCAGCTTTAAGTGTGCGCCATCCTTCACGTTCACCAATATCAGCCAGTGGAATGGCAGCGGTTGTCGGCGTTTCAGAACCAAACGACAGCCAGCGAAGAATGAGATACTGGTCTTTATCGTCTCTGCCAGTACCGATAACGCTTAACGGAGAACATAACCAGCTTTCGTTATTGATGATTTCTCCACTCTGGCTGTCAGCTCTCGGAGATACCCAATAAATACCATCCTCGCGGCTTTCTATTCTTGGTTTCAGTGGGTCGGTATCCATAACCTTAAAATCGCTTCCCTCAATGGTCTGTGGCTCCTGTTTCACGCCATTACCCTGTGGTTGGTACATTGACTTATTGAACGCTTCTGTGGCGCATTTAATGCCGTGTTTTTGGTGGTAATCATTCCAGTCTGCTTTGTGATCTGTCGGGGGTAATGCCACCCATCCAGAAACAGATAAAGCTGCTTTTTCTGCTGCTATTCTCCCCGTGTTTTGTCTTCCTTCGCTGTGGTCGTTATCCGCAGCAATGATGATTTGTGCTGAAGGAAATTTATCCCGCAGTACCTGGGCGACATATAACAGGTTCCCGGCATCAATCGCCGCCACTGTCAGCGCCTCTGGACGAATTAAATGGGCAGATAATGCCGTTGCCAGACCTTCTGCGATTAAGATGCTCTGTGTTGTTTCTGGTGCGTTTATGGCGTGATATGCCCCCCGCTTTGCTGAACCTGTCAGGAGTCTTTTTTCACCATGTGAGGTAATAGTCTGTGCTGCTGTTACTGCGCCGGATTTATCCACCAGCGCCAGCAACAGAGATCCATCGGGCAACACGGGGAATGTAAAATCACCTACCCCTTTCGCAACCAGATAATCAGATTTGCCGTTTACAGCCTTTCTGCGCATGTCATCAAACTGACGGGAAAACGTATCCCGTCTTTGTTGTTCGTCCTTCTCTGCCCTTTTCAGGCGCTCCTGTTCGCGTCGCTGGCGCTCGGTTTCCAGTTGTTCCCGTTTCTGGCTGGTGGCTTCTGGTGTTTCCGTTGTCCGGTAATCAATACCCAGAACATCAGCGGCAAGAAGCGCCGCCTCTGTTGTGTCGCAGTTATTTACGCGTTTAATTAAATCCAGCCCATCACCAGCGCCGCACTGATTACAGATGAAGCTACCGCGCCCGTTGTCATCGAACCGGAATCGATCTTTGCCCCCACATGCAGGGCAGGGAGCATGACGGCGCGGAGAGTCAGGGACATTTATGTTCAGGCAGCCCAGCACATGAGGCCAGTTGTTTTCAGACGCACTGATAACCTGACGGATAAGATCAATGTTTCGCATCACCGTACCCCACGTGGTCTATAGCGTTTGCGATATGGCTAACCAGCATCTGCCACTTGGTTATTCCGTAATCAGTCAGCATGCCATCATTGTTTAGCCACATATCAAATTCAGCGGTTGTCGCAAGTTTCCACTTATCGCCGTGGACAGTCCTCATTGCTGGGTACATGAATGCGCAAATCAGATCACAAACATCTGACGGCTTCAGAGATGTAGTAATGGTGCGTCCCTCTGGCGTCTGAATTACCATTTTCTCTTCACCAGTAGAATGAAGGTTATGAATCCACACAGCACCAGCAATCTTTGCCACCTGCTCTCCGATTGCTGAGCTAAGCGCCATTTCTGCATTTTCACGCATGAGAACCTCCCGCTACAGTTGCGCCCATGTCATTAACCATGCTTTGCCATATCTCACGCCCGACGTCAGTCAATCCGTCCTTAGTGACGCAACGTTCAAGAAGCTCGATCCCCACGGTTTCCCACTGCGGGTAGAACACTTTCATGGCTGCCAGTGTGTAGCTATCGATCAGGCTGCGAACGCCTTTTACTCCATTGACGATTTCCACACGGACGGCCTCGCCGTCCGCATCAACCATGAAATAGTCCCCGCCGCTGGTGGAGGTAATGTGGTTATACAGTGCCGACGCATACTTATTTGCCAGCGCATTCAGTCGGAAATTTTTAGTAATCATGGCTCCATCCTCAGTGCGTCACTGGTTCCGCTGGCATGCCGTTTTCATTCAGTTCAGCTATAAAGCTGTTGTGAAGTTCAGCAAGCGTTTCACGACCAAATGGAGTCAGTGCTCCTTGTTCCACATCCATCATGGCTCTGTAGAAAATGATGGCGCGTTCTGTGCCAGACTCGATGCCAAAACGTTCTATCATCGCGCCCTCAATGTTGTTTGCCATAGCGAGGCGCTCTGCTACTGGATACAGCGGCATGGCGACGATGCCGTTGGAATAAACAGCCACTTCGGAAGGATTGCCAGTATCATCAATGATGCTGACAGTGCCGTTTTCCTCTCTCATTTCCAGCATGAATACTGTTGCGATCAGCCATCTCCACATAATGACGTTATGCTGTGATGTGTAATCGAAATATCCCTGGTTGCCGCCATCGGCAATAGCGAGATGTATTGACATACCTTCATCTGGTTTATCGTCATAATCCCCGGCATCCAGACGATTTACGGCATCAATATATGAGATGGCCTCAACGCGTTCTGTCATGCCATCGTTGCTGCGGTACATGATGTTTACGCCGTCAGGCGTTGCTTCTGCATGGAAAGTTAAGAAATTATTCATGTTTCGCCTCGCCTGAATGATTCTGTAACTCATATTTGCCCAACAATTCGTCCGCTTCCTGAATAGCTTCTGGTACGCCATTAAGCAGTGACATAACCGCGCCAATCATTAACTTGTCTCTGTTGCTGGGGCTGGCCCCTTCAAGCCAGAACCCTAAAACAGTCTGAACCTGTTCGATGCGACATTGCGCTTCAATGAGCTGGATGTTGGTCATTTCGCACTCTCCACATCGATTAAACCGATATCTATCAGGGAGGTAACTTTTTGTAGCCAGCTATTGATTACTGTCGCCTGTTCCCCTCCCACCGAGGGAACAATCTCATTCATCACATGAACCAGACCTGTGCGCGCTCTGGTAAGCCGTTCAGTCGCGCAATCTGCGGGAGTGAATGTGTCTGGATATGGCTCTTCACGCCCCAGCAATGATTCAATTTCCAGCTCACACGGATGACGATAAATTAAGTTGATATTCATTTTTCACCCCCAAGAATTACCAGCTCGGCACGGGCATCGTTAACCAAAGATGAGCACGCTTTAATCGCATCCACGACATCAGCAGCGTCCATTTCTTCAGCCGAAAGACTGACAGCAACCAGGACAGCCGCTGCTTGCTCGATTAATTGAAGTGCGGACGTAAGGCGAGGGGTATTAATTGAGTTATTCATTGGTTGCCCCCGTTTTTCCTGGCATTTCGCCACCTTCCAGCAGGAAATGAACGTCACGAACGGCGAGATCCAATATCGCGAGTAACGCCTTCAGTCTTTCGTCTCGTGAGGGAGAGTTGCTCACCAGAATGTCGTTAATCACTTCTGTCAGTGTGATGATCTGGCTTGTGCGTTCGAGGGGATCCATATGCACATCGTAGGTTTTAATCATGAGCCACCTCCATGCGGATACGACCAGCAAAAAAGCAGACGTGATCGCGCACCAGAGAACGGCGAGCATCGCGTTCAGACTCGGCAGCAATATGATGAATTTTGGCGGTAATTGTCGGGCAATCGCGGCGAACTGCGGCGATAATCCAGATAAATTGCGGTTTTTGGGTAGGGGTAGTAGCCAGCATGTGGCAGCCTCCATTCGATAGCATGTAACGCTACCACCGGAAACGCCAATTTCGCTGGTGGTAGCCCAGACAGGGTTGGCGTAACCGGCTCGAATGGATACCGGCGCTTCCGAAGAAGCCCCTGCCTGAGCCACCATTGATTGACAAAGGCGCTGGATTATACACCAACGCCCAAAAAATGGGTGAGTCAGACCTACGACATAAAAAAAGACGCTCGGCGCGTCATATGTCGCCATTCGATTTACCAGGACGCCAATCCCGGCACCCGTTTTATGAGGTGCCTTATAACCATAAACCGTGTTGCCGCATAACGGCAAGCTCTTTTTTATGGACTCCGAAAACTCGCTATTGGAAGCACCAGATGCACAGTACATCGCGCTCATTTCGTTAACGTCACGCGCGTGGACGAATGTTTTTGTGGAGTCACTACACGAGCGGAAGACATCATCTACGACCAGAAATTTTCTGGCGCAGCCGCTGACCTTCTCAATGCTAATATCATCGCCCGAGATTTCTGATATGGTTAAGGCATCCGTTCCGACCACCAGCAAATGATAAACTTTGCTTGTATCTGCGGTATTAATGCCTGACTTTGCCGTCATATTGCTGGATTTTGGCGACATACCAGCCAGTGAAAATGTCTTCTTCTGGACGGTTAGCATTTGTTAACCTCCGCGAACTCCTTCATGAAACGCGCCAGCGGTTGTACGCATGGCGATTGATACCCGTCGCGATAAAACGTCACTCGGTTGTGAGACACGCTTTCGACAGTAACGAGTGCTCCGTGGGCATCTTTGTAGCGTTTTTGTGGTTGTGGTGTTCCTGTTGGCTTAGACATTGACCACCTCCAGACGCTTGGCGAGCCAGCGTTGCGACAGGCGGGTGAGTTCTCCTTTGCGCTGCTCATATTCCATGCCCATATCAATTAACGTGATATTGGTGCTTTCGAGATATGAGAGGTGCTCAAGCTGTTCTGCGTTCATATGGTCGCGAGGTTCGCCAGAATAGCCATTTATCCGCGCCCACTGCTTAGCAGTTAGCCCACCAAGAACGATACGAGAAATCATATTGCTCTCGTTTGTGTAGTGGTGTTGCTGCGTCGTTTTACCCATCTCGGCACGGGCCATATTCAGCGCATCGCACATTGGCTTAAAGTTGTTTGCGGCACTGAGACGGGCTTTTAGCTGGCGACGATAGCGGGCGGCGATTTCAGGCACGCTACGCTGTAATTCTTCCTCGCACTGGATGAAATAACGGCGGATAGCGCGACCCTGATCATTGCGTTCGATCATTGCCAGTTCTTTCGCCATTCCGACACTTAACAGATAGTCTTTGCCGGGTCTGCCAGAGTGCTTTATCTTGCTGTAAGCCGCGCCATTCGGGCTTTTCCCCAAATTTGGGGAAATTGTTTTATGGACTGAGTAATCGTGCCCAATGGTGAAGTCATATTCAGAGATGCGATCAGTGATCCATGTAGAGAAGTCTTTTCCCACGCCCAACGCTTTGTGTAACGCTTTTGCGCTAACAATATTGGTTTCACGCCCACCGATATGACCAGGAATAACCGGGACAATTGCGGCAAATTCATTACCGTTAATTGTGCCCAGAGAGGCGTTCAGATGAGGGGCGGCCTCAGAAATTAATCTGCTTTTTTCGATGTTCATTTTCAGTCTCCGTTAGGCGGCGTTAAACGCGTCCGGGTAGAGTTTCAGAATGTCGGCAATTTCCTGCTGAGAAAGTCCGTTGTGATCATTTATGTTCGCAAGATGGTTAATATGAGTGATCACTTTCAGAACATCACCACGGCAGGAGAAACGGTAGCGAAGGTGTGTTCCGATACCATCAGGATTCTTTTCGTCGATACGCTCCAGAGTGATTCCAAGCTGGCGTTCTAACTCTGTTGCATAGTTACGACCAGAAGACAGACGGCAGTAGCGAAGAATGTCATTTTCTGTCCATCCCTCTATACCAGTACGCAGCATATAGACTCTGGCACGATGCTTTTTCGGTGTGCGCTTTGGTGCTTGAAGGGATTTTGTAAGGGGCGTAACATCAGATACACGAATATCTGAATTAGCCGCCTGTAATGGGCGGTTTTTCTTTTCCATCAGGCCACCTCGTCTCTAGATTCTAATATACACTTCTCAATCCATTCATCTATTTCAGACTCAACAAAAGCAATTGCCCGACTTCCAATTTTTACCTGTTTAGGGAACCTCCCCTGACTAATAAGACGATAAATCCATGCTTTGCTATAACCAGTTCGCCTTTGAACTTCAGAGAGACGAATTAATGAATTGTAATTAGCCATTTATTAATATCCTGTACTAATGACGCAATAACTCCCTCCTGCAACGAATGGCGAGAGTTTTATTTGCGTCAAATGTCGAATACGCCAAAGACCACAATATGAAAAACATATTGCGGTCTTTTATAAAAGATAGTCAGATTGTTTTGGTTTGTTTGCTCCACAAGGGTAGAGCTACCCTGCATTTCGGCAGGATCACGCTATTAGGCGTGACATCCAGTAGTTTTAAAGAACAATTGCGCTTTGTCAGCGCCAAAGCCTGTTAAAGAACATTCCGCTTTGTCAGCGACGTAGAAGGCTCAATACACCTTCGTTTATAAAAGAGCGATTGCCCTTCTCCAGGGCTAACTGTTAAATAGCAATCCTCTGTGAGTTTTTATCAATCTACTCCCCTATACTTTAGTAAACCTCTGTATACTTGTCCAGTTGTTTCATGCGTGTTTTTCAAACACCATATGCACCACATTTCCGCCATGCTCGAGAGAATCCATATAGTCGGCATACCATTGAAGCATCTCCCGCCTTCCATCCAGATATTGCGCATGGTTGTATGTGCCACGAATTGAGTTCTTATCAACGTGAGCGAGCTGCGTTTCTATCCACGCGGTGTTATAGCCCTGCTCATGCAAAATCGTACTCATAGTGTGCCGGAACCCATGACCAGTTACACGTCCAGCGTAGCCAATGCGCTTAAACACTTGGTTTATGCTGGCCTCGCTCATTGTTTTCCTTGGATCATTGCGCCCGGGAAACATAAGAGGGTAATTGCCTGTTATTTCTCTAATCTTCCCAATAAGCGAAAGAGCCTGCTCAGACAATGGCACAATATGAGTCCGCCGCATTTTCATACGTGAAGCGGGTATCTCCCAGATAGCCTTGTTGAAATCAATTTCATCCCATAATGCGCCACGTAGTTCGCCAGTCCGCAAGCCGGTGATAATCAGTAGACGAGCCGCCATAACAACCAATGCGCTTCCTGAGTAACTGGACAATGCCTTGAAAAAATCAGGTAATTCTTTGGCTGTAAGGAAAGGGTAATGATTAGATTCATGGCCTTGCATCGCGCTAGTAAGGTCTGGTGCAGGGTTATACTCTGCGCGACCAGTGACTATTGCATAGCGGAAAACTTCCCCGCACCGTTGCCTCACTTTTTTGGCTTTTTCTGTAGCACCGCGCCCCTCGATGCGACGCAGCACATTCAGAAGTTCAAGTGGTTTGATTTCGGCGATGGGTTTTTTGCCAATGTAAGGGAACACATCTTTGTTGAAGGCTTCGAGGATGTCTGAAGCATAACCAGCAGACCATTTTTTTAATTTGCTGCTGTGCCACTCAATGGCAATATCTTTGAAGGTGTTGTTTAACTGCGTTTCCCGGGCAATCTTTTCCTCTCGTTTCGCTTCCATCGGATCGATACCACCAGCGATACCTCTTTTCGCATCTTCACGTTTTGCCCGAGCATCGGCTAGAGTAACCTCAGGATAAACACCTAGTGCCAATAGCTTCTCTTTACCAGCTACACGATATTTAAGTCGCCAGTATTTACCTCCATTAGGTTTTACCAAGAGATACAAACCGCCACCATCGGCCAGCTTGTAAGCCTTCTCTTTTGGCTTGGCTGTGTCTATTTGACGGGCATTGAGTTTCACTTGGGGGTACCTCCACTAAACCGAACAGCAAATACCCCCATAAGTACCCCCATCTGACCGTAGATTTTGAGGGACTTTAGTAGACGTCAAAAGACGAGCGGGGCTTTAATACGCGGATTATAAGGGGTTTTGAAAGACTTTAGTAGACTTGGGGAGATGTTTGAATGGTGCCGATAATAGGAGTCGAACCTACGACCTTCGCATTACGAATCTGTAGCACCAATCATAACTATCTGTTTTAGCAAGCATTAACCGCATTCACTAAGCTATAGTTGATGGCACAAACAGAAAGTTGATGCATGATGTTGTCATGTATATGTCACAAATACGGCACAACGATCTTCAAACATGTAGCCACACATCCACAGAAGAGCACAAAGCCTTGCAATCCAGTGCAAAGCTTTGTGTACCAGAGTTTTTCTTCATCAACTACCGCAAGTATCGATCGATTGAGACTTGGATGATAGACTTCATGCCTTTGATTATTAGCTGATAGAAGAAATGTTAAAGCTATTTGCAAAGCACGCCTCGATTGGTGTGCTGAAAATAAAAAAGCCCAGTAATGGGCTTTTAGATTATTTGAATAAATATGGAATTACAATTGCCACAGAAAATGTTACAGGGTTACTGTGACCATTTGTTATGTGTACGCGAATTTTATTTGAAGATAACACCTGCAATTGAGTTGTGGCAATAGCAGAAGCTGCACTTCTTGATGTTATCTTAACACTTGCATTTACCATGTCTAACTTTTCTGTTGTTGTTATATCTTGATATACATTGACACCTGCTGGAACATCTTGGAATGTTATAGTCTGATTGTAGAAACCATTAAACAATACTGTTTTCCCATGGGATACACCAACGCCTGATCTTATTGTTGGTAACAGTGTAGAGTTATCAGATGATATAAATGGAAACCCTAAGTCACCATCTGGTGAGGTGTTATTATTAAAAACATCGACATGGTCAAGATAGGTTGCCCTAACCATGCTTAATGGCCTCTGGTTACTATTCCATGAGTCTGCTGGAGTAACAATTTTAGGCTTGAACACAAGATCCCGTATACCCCAAGAATCAATTGCTATACATCCGTTTTCAAGCCCTTTAGCATATACAGTGTTAGTTTCGTCCATGCTGAAAGACGTTGGCGTACCGACCAGTATGCGGGCATAAGCATACTTTTTATAAAATGCATCACCTGGAGTCGCAGCGCCTGCCCGTCCAGTAAGACCGTTATAAATAGATTGGTCATCCATATTTTCAAAGTAACAAAATTTAAACGCTATATTTTGCGGTCGAATAAGTGCAGCAGAATCAGTACCAACAACGTAATTCGTCCACCGTTCAAACGCCATGGCAATAAAATTAATCGGACCATTACCAGCAGCGGCTGACATTTTGAAAAATGTATCAAAATCAACAGATCTTCCGCCTATAAACTTAATGTTATATGCCCGCTGTATATCTGGGCCATTTTTAATTGCAAGCCAATCTGTATCTATAAATGTTACGTAAAAAGAATTGATACCTTGACATGGAACGTCAAACCCAAGCCAAGAAGTGCGGTTTGTTTTAATATTACCATTTAATGTCGATATTCCTTTATTCGTACCGATAGTACCGTTTCCATACTGTGGGATTCCCTTTACAATGACATCAGATAAAAAAACATCCGAATTTTCGCATTGAATAGCATAGTCCCCAGGAACGTCACAATATAATTGACTTGACTCTGCTCCTATAACCTTATTAGTCATATCTCCAGAATATCCACGAACCTCAAAGCGCCTACCTCCATATACGAGCTTTCGTTTAATTGTAAGCACTGAACCAGGTGGGATTGTAATAATCAAATGATTTGGATAGGCTGCCATCATTTCTTCAACAGCATCTGAGTCATCAGCCACACCATCGCATGTTGCGCCATAAGCCTGAGGTGTTACTGCGAACACAGCATTCTGAATTGTTCCTCCTTGTGTTAGGGGTATCATGTCAGCCCCCTTTCCATCTCCAGTCGATGTTATTTCCTGGCGAAGCTGATCAGGATCATATTTCAGCACATTCGGGAAATTGAACTGCAGAGAACCATATGCATCATAAACAGCCATGGAATGGCCTTGCACAGTTACGAACTTGGCAATCTGTCCGTTATATACCGGATATCCGGCAGCGTTAATAATGATTGGTTGCGAAACAGGAACGTGAGAGCCGTCTTCGTTCTCCACATAAACCTGAATCTGGTTTTCAGGATTTACCGGGTCAGTGTCAATTTTTCCGATATAAATTTTGCCATTGGCAACCGCTTTAAAAGAACGCGCCATAGTGAAGAGTTGAGAAGGCATGCTCACTACAACATTGGCATTTATTGAATCTGTCATTTAATTTGCTCCAGATACAAGGAATGGCCGCAGCATGGCTACGGTGAATTTTGGGCATAAAAAAACCCAGCCGAGGCTGGGTCGTTGCGTTGGTTATCTGTCAGTAGTTATGTACTGAAGGAGGTAATTCTTTATTCTTAAGTCTCATCCATGCGGAAAGATTCATTGGTCCGTCTGGCTCATTAATATCAACATCTCGTGTGTGGTTTATTAAAACGTCTCTCGCCATTCCGATAACATACGAGAATTCATGACCGTAGTCGTAGCATCTTCCGGAATAGTTCGATTGAATTTGTTTTAATGCCGGATACAGTTCGCGGAATAATGCCTGTGAACGGTTAGCATAATCCCATAGCCATACAAGGCTGTTTGCTTCTTTTGCAGAAAGCTCGTTTGCTTTCTTCTCTTGCTTGCCGATAAACTCGCCTTCAAGCACTACCCTGTGGATGTACTCTACGGCCAGCGGGATTTGTTCAATTGAAAGTTCATCAATGCTGTCAATACCAAAACGCTGATGAACCATATTGTATGCATCGTCATAGCGAAGTCCTTTCTTTCCTACCAGCATGTTTACTGCATCGCGTAGCGGCGTTCTTTCCTCAACAGTGGTTTTCTTGCCTTTCACATACTCGCCATGTTTGCGAATTGAAGGTAGAACTTCTGCTGTTACCCACTTGCGGAATTTGTGCGGTACCGAACCTTTATTGACAGCATCGCGGCAGCGCAGAACCAATGTATACATACCTGATTCGCTAACAATGCTTAGATTCTGCTCACCACCAAGGGTGTAACTTAAAGTTACTCCCTTTTCATCGTCATCAAGTGCAGTAAGCGCCTTGCGTGAGTTAGTCAGGGTTAAAGCATCACAAACATCTTTTGCTACAAACCACGGCTCACCGCATTTGTTGATGACGCGGATTTCACTGTCGCCGAATTTGAAGATGGTGAAATCGTTTTGTGCCTTTGCTATACTTTTCATGTCAATATTTCCTAATCCGATTTGTTGATACCGAAGCCCTGACTGTTCCCGCAGTTGGGGCTTCAACTTTACGCGCCAATGCGCCCTTCCTTCTTAAAGCTTTCCATTACTCTCTGATAAATCTCAGAGTTAACAGACCGACCATTCTCTTCCGCCACCTTGCGTACCAAATCCAATACTTCTTTAGGCCACCGCAAATTGAACTGCGGCATCTTGCTCATTCCTTTCATATTCACCTCACAATATAGGTCCACCGTGGACCTATTGAGAATATAGTAGAGTGCTTCTATCATGTCAATACACTAACTTGGAGTGATGGCATGGCTAGAGATGATCCGCACTTTAACTTCCGTATGCCTATGGAAGTAAGGGAGAAATTAAAATTCAGGGCGGAGGCGAATGGGAGATCAATGAACTCCGAGTTGTTACAAATCGTCCAAGATGCTCTATCAAAACCATCGCCTGTGACTGGATATCGCGACGATGCAGAACGACTCGCTGATGAGCAGTCAGAGCTTGTTAAGAAGATGGTGTTTGATACGCTGAAGGATTTGTACAAAAAACCCACCTGAAGGTGGGTCCTATTTATTAGTCTTGCTTTGTTGATGGTATAAGAGATGCGTTTGCCTCTTTTGGCTTCAAGGTATACATCCCACCATTAAAAGGATCTACAGCAAGCCAACCAATTAACCCACCAAACACAAGGTTTCCACCAATATACCAACCATTAGCATTGGCTTTGATTGGCAGGGTGACTGGTTCGTACCCATCCTTTTCCATAGTGAGCTGGTAGCTCTTTTTGCCAAAATAACTACCATCTGACTTGGCAAGAGTTACTCCTTGCGGGGTCTTGCCTTGCGCAACAATCACGCCTGATTCGTCTTTTACCTTAAAGCTCGCACCGGAAGGATTGCTGTTCACTTGCACAAGCTGCGTTTCGTCACCAACAATAGTTGCGCACCCAGATAACAATATAGCGCCAGCAACGACGCCAATAATCCTCTTCATATCAATTTCCATATTTAAAAAACCGGAAACATCCTAATGACAAACCATTCAAATGTGAAGTAGGCAAAAGATGTTTACTTTTTTCATGGTATCCTGCTCAAAACTAAGGAGGTTGGCGTGAAGCAATTTCTTACTGCTATGTTCTTATTCATATCTTTTGGGGCTACAGCAGAGTGCTGGGTCGTTGGAGATATGCGCGGAATAAGCTATTCAGAACGAAATAATTTCCATCCGGAAGAAGATGGTTTTAGTGGAACATTCATCATTAAGACAAACGGTGAAGATGCCAGCATCACATATTCTGGGACAGATGCGGGCGGCATGGCTTACAAAGCATTGTCTAAAAACTCCATCATAGGAATCGGCGCGAATGGCGAAACTCAACGCGTTATCGACTCATGGGTAATACATCCTACTGGAACAGTTTTAATGTCAAAAACCATTTCCGGTTATGGAAATATGGATTCAACCAAAGCTTTTGTTGGAAAAGTAAAAAGAAAATGTTAGCGATTGAATCCAATTTCCCATACGTTACTGCTGTGTTGCCTCAGTAGCAAACAGCGGTCTGATGGCATTCGCAGCGTTATTTATCGCTCTTTCATAGGCTGGTGTTCCTGCTTTGGTGTTTGCCAAACGTAAGAGAGCATTCCTTGCTGCTTTTGACTCATACAAGCGCATCATTGCACCAAAACCAGCCTCAAGCCCCATTGATACGCCAAGGGTCGCAGTTGCGCCAATCGTCCTTATCCTGTTGGCTTGCGATTGCCCCGTCTGAGTTACTACATTTGCGGTGTCTGACCTTGCTGTTTGCTGTAGAACTTCATGAAGAGCATCAAGCTCTTTCATGTGCTTTCCAGAAAAAATAGTGTTGTAAATTTCACCGCCTGACTGAGATTTCAGCTTATTAACTTCAGTGATGAACTTGGCTGGAGAGTCCCCGGCCTTTTCCGCTATTTTGCTGACGTAAGCTGCACGCATAGCATCTTTTCCCTTATCATCCAGTGCGCTCCAGATTCGTTTCACGTCAGATGGTTTTCTGCTTAATACAACGGTATTTATAAGTTCAGGACTGGCTTCACTGCTTGCCTTGTTGAGCTTGTTGGCAATGTTTTTATTAAGCACCTTATTATAAACGTTTGCATAATCGGAATTTGCTTTAAGGTATTTTGCTGCGTCTGATGCACCGAGGTTTTTAGCAACTGCGTTACGAAGGTCTTTTGACATTGCATTCTCTACCATATTGGTAGCTGCTTTTGCCTGGTTGGGGAAGACCATAGCATCTCCCTGAACATTGGATCTAAATGCTGTTCTGTGCTGACGCAAGAGATCAAACGTAACATCCAAATCAGTTGCAGGGTTTGCTAATTCTTCACGTAGGTTACGCAAGGATGTAAGCAGGCTTTGATTGGCAGACGTCCCAAGCCGTTCCTGTCTTGCGATCGCTGTATTCAGAGCATTCATGGTATTTGTGGTATCAACTGCGGCATTACCCATTTTATTGGTGACGTCATTGATAACAGCGCCAGCGGCATCCTTCCGTCCCCTTAACGTGGTGGTCAGAGATTTCACCACATCATCAGGGTTGTACTCACCAAAACGGTCAAAATAATTGCTTACCAGCTTACTACGCGTTGCATATTGCTCCGCTCGCTTTGAGCCTGTCCCGAGCAAAGCCCCCTCAGCATCCTGAGTAAGTCCGCGAGTGAAAGCATTTTTCGGCGGGATAACATCAGATGTCATTGGTGTCACGCCCATCGATTCTGATGTGGCAATTTTCTTCGCCACTTCTGGCGCAATATCACCTTTTATAGCCGTTATTCCACGCCCTATTCCCTTTGCTGCTGCGGAAAGAACACCCTGAGCGGCAAGGTTAACTCCGGCATTTTTAGCTGCATTTTGTGCGAAATCACCTTTCTGATTTGCGGCCTCTGCCAGCGATCCAATAGCCATGCTTCCTGCCGTTCCAACTCCTGGAACTAAATACCCACCAATTGTTTCACCGGCTTGTGCGTATGGGTCTGTCGGTTTGTCTACTGGACGATAAACATCATCCAATACTTTTGGCCCACCAAGCCCCTGGCTGATTGCATTAATCAGACTTGCGCCGCCCTGCAATACGTCAAATGGTATGTTTACCAGACCACGACCAGCCTGTTCTGCAATTTGCCCTGCACTTTGACCACCAGTGAGCCAATCGCCAGCTTGTTGCATCAATGATGGTTCTTCCCGTGTTGGTGCATTATTGGCCTGATTAACTGTTTGTTGCTGAACAGCCTGACCAGCAAAATACTCATCAATGGCGGTGCCAATATCTTCGGTGCTCGTACCATCAGGAAAGGTAAATGTCTTACCGTTTGCAGTTACTTTCATCATTCCACCGTAAATTGAATGCCTGATTTTGAGGTATATGATCCAACCTGATTCCGTGGTTCTCCTGAAGGTGTCGAATCTTGTGCTGGCGCTGCGTCAGTATTCATTGACATATACCGCTTAACGGCACTCCCCAATGATTCACCTTTTTTAACATCCAACCCCAATATCTGACCGCCATTACGCGATTGTCCAGGGTTGCCATTCGCGCTCATCCACTCGGCTTTAAACTCATTAAACTGCGCGTTTCGTCGCTCAAGGTTTGCCATTGCATCAAGCCATCTTGCGACCGTCTCAGGGTTATCCATGTCAGTTGGAGCACCCTGTCGAACGATCTCAACGTCTTTATCCGTTGCTGGGCCGGGAGGTAGGAATTTAAGAACCTGACTGTTAACAAGGGCATTTTGGCGAATGCGCAAATCACGCAATGTTGTATCGCTTCCGGTAAGTTTTGCGAACATGTTCTGTGCGTTACCGAACAAACCTGTCGTTGGTTTTTCTGCTCTGAACTGTTGAGCAAGCGCACTCATAGAATTGGCTGAGTTTGATGATGCTGTAGCATTGTTTACAGCCGTCTCGATGCCTTTTTCCATGTTTACTGACAGCTTAGGTGCTTCGCTAATCAACTGCTGAGCCTTTTCCTGCGCTTGCTGCATTTTAAACCCGAACTCTTGCTGATCCAGAGCCAAGCGTTGTGCTGCGATATTGTGCCCAGTCATTGCTGATTGATAGGAAAGGTTTTGCCCTCTCGCCTGAAGTGCTTCACCAGCCTGATTGCTGCGGATTGTCTCTGCCAGCCTGCCTCTGTCAATTTCACGACCAGCCATCTTGTCCTGAACAGCAAACGCCTTTTCTGGCCCAAGTGCACCGAGAGACATAGTAGTCAGCATGTGTGATAACTGCTCTGGATTCTGGATACCTGTCTGAATCATCCAGTCAGCATTAGCACCAACGCGATTTAACCTGTCCTTGTTGTCAGTAATGAATTTACTGTAGGCTTCCGGCCCCTGAGAAAGAGCGACGTTAGCCATCATGGCTAAATCGCCCATATCGTTGCGTTGCTGATCATTAAGACCAGAAAACGCCTGTTGTGCCTGTGCAACAAACGCTGGATTTTCCTGGGCAAACTTAAATAGTCCCGATGGATCACCAGAAGCCCATGCATCAGCGTGAACCTTATTGAACGCACTAATAGCTTTCTGTTGCTGTTCCTGATTGTAAATATCAGCAACTCCAGCCAGACCACGTAACGCGGTCAGGCCAACGTTATTTGCACCTGAGCGAGCCAGTTCATTGTTTTCGCGGATCAGACCAAGCGTTGCGTTAATGTCGCTTGCCTTTGGCGCATTCTCATTTTGCGTACCGATGCCAGCCAGAAAACTACCAGAATTAATACCCTGTTGCCACGTAGCCATTGATTACCCCTTAATAAAGCAGTGAACCAAGCAGACCGATACCAGCACCGATACCAGCACCCCACGGAGTTGATGAACCAATTAATTTCGCAAGTCCAGCCCCAGCAATAGCACCAGACGCACCTCCGCCAATAGCAGATTGCATTGCTGATGGTCTGTTGGCATTTGCCGCTGCAAGAGCCGCACTTTGCTGCGAAATCTGACTCATGTTGTTGGCATATGTTTGCCCGGCGTTTGCCTGACCTTGCAGTGCGCCAAGACCAATATTTGCCAGATTCTGGTAGTTGTTCATCTGACCAGATAGCCATTGCTGACCAAGCGTTGGTGCGATTGTTGCTAACTGATTACTGGTTGCGGTGGAACCTAATCCACCTGTTGCTTCCGCTGCCGCCAGACTCTGATAGCGCGCCTGACTTGCAAGGTCTTTGTACTGCTGAGAGTTGTAATACTGGTTAAGCGCCTGACCTTGCCCCTCCAGAGACGATAAGTTCTCGAGGCTGCCGACATACTTCTCAGCCAGAGGAGTAAACGGTTTCAGGTTGTTCATGATGGTGTTGAACTGCTGATTTTGCAGGTCTGCGGCATACTTCTGAGCTTCTGCTGCATACTTTGCGCTTTTATCAGAGCTGCCACCTTTCCCGCCTTTTTCAGGGCAATAAGGTTCCTCGCCGCGCAGTTTTCTGCCCAGCTTAAATGCATATAACATGGCTATCTCCCGTGATTCAGGAAGTCGATTAGTTCTTCGCGTGTGGCGCTGTAAAACGTCACGTCATCCACGCCTTTGAAGTATTTCTTGATGGTTCCTACACGCTTAAGGCCAATCATTGCGCAGTACATCTGACCGTGGCGGAATTTGCGCGCGGCGAACGATGTGACGCACTGAACGGTGGTGTTAGTCAGAATGTATCGCCAGAACGCCAGCCCGATTTCCTTGCTGAATCCACGAACCTCTGGCAGGTACATGGCGTGGCAATCGAATGTCAGCGGCTGAATCTCCTGATAGTAAACAATGCCGCCGAACTGCCCGTGCACGTTCACCTCAAAGTAACGGCATTCAGGTTTGTAGTCGTATCCATCACCGTTGTTGCTACCAGCGATAATGTCAGGGTGATTTCCGACTGCTTCGATCAGGTCGATGTTTCGCGTTGGTTTGAATGTAATCATCAGTCAATCAGCCCATGTAATCTAAGTGCCGTTTCAAGCGCCAGAATACGCTGCCGCGCCTGCTGCAAACCTGTAGCGAGAGCCGCGACTTCGGATTGTGTGTACGTAGTGCCGACCGTGTATGACTGGTTAGCGTTGAATGAGCCAAGAAGTGGCGTACCTGTGGCTGCAGTCCATCCGGTCTGCCTTGCTCCAACGACCTGAATTCCATCAACTGAATATGATGTTTTTACATCCAGCGGTGACGCAAGAGACTGCGATTCGGTTACAGTTTTCGATACGTAATCACTCTTAATGTCAGATACATCGCTTTCTACGCCATCCAGTCTTTGGTCAACAGTGACCAGATGCGCCTGAATATCGATAACCTCATCCAGCAAGTAATCAACATCGCTACGCAGTACGACTATCTTCCCTTCGGCAGTTGTTAACCTGACCTCAAGTAGATTTATCGCTTTTGTGTTTGCGGTGATTCTTGCATCGTGATCAGCCAGTTCGACGTCCTGTTCATCGTTTTTCACCTGAGCATCGTAAGCGCCCTGACCAGCCTGATTTGCTTTCCCGGCAATTGCGCCGACATCAGCTCCCTGATTTATGACATACAGCAGGTAAGACTGGCTGAATATATTGCGTGGAAGGATTGATGTATCGAGTCGTGTAGCCTGAATGATTACCGGCTCATTGAGATTCGAATCAGCCATTACTCGATCCTTGTCTGGCAGCCTGACAGAGTGACAGGTGACTTAGTGATAACACGCAATTTGAAGCCGACATTTTTCCTGATGCGCCCAACTCGCTTCCACAAAACGCGTTTGTCGTAAACGAACGGTTCATTCTGCTCAATCATCTGCTCACGTCCGTAATTGATGCCGTCAGTGGTTGCAGAGAGAAAAAGGCGGTCGGCGTACTGCGCAACGCCAGTTGACGATTCAACTTCAAGGTCGAAAACTCTGGCGTTATCCGCTTTGAACAACGGAGTAAACAGCAGGTGTTCCTGTTGCTTGTCGTACTGGCTGCTGATGTCGAATTGCAGTTTCCCGGTAACAGATTCCAGCTTATCGCCGCACGTTATCTGATTGCCTTCGTAAATGAAGTCGATAGCGCGGTACACATCGTCATACAAGCCAGTTTTCAACACACACCATTGCGGACCATTGGCGCTTGAAGATGCGTCGTACACCAGAACATGGCGCGGAAGATGGATAATCAGAAGCTCATGCGCATCAAATCGCAGAGATTCCATCACGCCATCAGCCAGTTCATCAGCAGTGTAAGAGCGGAGGATTTTCTCAATGCTCGCGCTGGCGATTGGTGATACCTGACCGGAGCCGATAATGTATACAGACGGCGCACCCGTTGCCGGATTGCTGATAAACGCATAGGAATCAGCAAACGGCGTTTTGCAGTAAGTCCCGGCAATGCCTTTCTGCACCATCAGTGATGGCTGTGCGACATACAAAGCAGCACCAACGGTGGTTGCACCAGTCAGGGAGAAATATTCAATCGTCGATGAACCAAAGCAGACGATGAAATCTCGCCATGTACCTATGCCGATGATGCCGTCTGGCTGCGATTCTGCGCGATATTGTGCGCTGTATCGGTCAGGGTGCGATTCGTCTTCAAGGTCAGTGATAAACCATGAATCAGTTCCGTCTTTTGACCACGCATAACGCCCACGTAAGCGCGTAATGTCGCGAACTGAACCTAACTCGTACTGTGTGAATCCGCTGTCTGTAGGCCAGTTTGAGACGGTTTTAACCGTGCCATCATAGCGATACTCGAAAAGTTGACCATTAACGCCTACCGCCTGCGATGTCCGACCATGCGCCATTGATACGCGACCACTTCCGGCAACATCACCGACTTCACTTTCTCCTTTGTACAGCTTGCCGCCACACACGCGATAAACAGCATTCTGCGCCATGTTGTACTCGACGCCGCGCGATACACCGTTCACATCAGAACGTTTGGCAATTCCCGGGAATGAGCGAAGATATCCGCTGCTGTTCAGGATTTCTTTGGGTGTAGCCAGCATATTCACTGGCAGATAGTCGATATAGTCGGCGTTTCGGAAGTCTTTGCCTACACCTTTCATAAGCGGAAGTTGCTGAATCGGCATTATTCGCTCCCGTTATCGCAAGGTTCCTTTCGGTGGAAGTAATTCCAACCATTCCACTTCGCCAACTGGTTACCGCTACCAACAGGCATACGGTTTGGATAACCGGACTTACATTTAGCGGCTTTTGCTCTGTCCATTGCAGACAGTTTGACGAGTCGCTCTTTCCCGTATCTGGCAGTGGTTATAAGTTTTGCAGACGCTTCCAGCGCATAATCCGGAGCAATGCGGCAGGCAAGGTTGAAAATGACGGCATTGATAGCGTTATTTGATAAACCGTGCTCATCGCCCGGATCTGGAGCGACATCTGCATCAGCGAAAATGTAGCCAACGTTGATGCCAGGTGACACATCACCGCCAAGCCATTCAGCCATCATCATTTCAAGGTCGTTGACGCCGTCTTCCATAGACTGCGGTTCGACATCGGTTAACGTGGCATTTGATGCCACACCGAGCTTACGTAATGCCGCAAGAACTAAATCACCCTTCGTTGTCAGGTTCATCTGCTGCCGCCTTAGGTTTTCGACCAGGCTTTTTACGCTGTTTTTCTTCTGGCTCTGGCTCTGGCTCTGGCTCTGGCTC